CCTTTGTATTTTCAATATATTCAAAGAAAATATGCCCCAAAAGTGCTACTACAAACGGAACATACCAAAAATACACAATAACTCCGGTAGCAAAATGTAATAAACTATATTGATCGGCAAATAAATGTCCCATTATATTTTACAAAGAATTTTTTTTAGCGATAGACGGGAGGTCCTGGTTGTGGGGTTGGACGATTGTGAGGGATAAATTGAATAGATGTCATTTGTTTGGGTGTAAAAAGCATAAAAAGTATAATAACAAGTAAAATAACGAGTAAGATTCCTTTCCAATCCATATAATAATTATTTATATAATTATTGTTTGTTGGCGAAGAGTAATAGTAATATAACAAATAAAACAATCATGATGGCCACCCACATTTTGTTAGCAGAAGCATATCGATGTGCTCTTGATACTGGTGATGGCATTCCGTTCGTCGCATACGTAATCATGGTCTTATAAGATTGTGTATGATATACAGTGAGGGCATAGTTTATCACCTCAGAAATAACTGTTAAAATAGTGAAAAGTAGAGCTAAAGTAAATAAAGAACTTTTAAGAAAGTTTTTAGAATTTTTTACGATAGATATAATCCATGGTACAAGGCTCAATGAAACAACTAGAACTACTATGGCAAGCATGACAAGTTCTAACATATATATATATGAAGGTTAGAAATAAATTTACCATCCCCATCTTCGTCGTCTAAAAGGAATGGGTCGCCTATATCCGCGGCGTGGATAAACTGGGCGCGGAGTATTGAGAATAATAATATTTTTTCTTGGAGGCGTCAAAAATGTTTGATTCGTTAATATAAAATAAAATAGAATGGCTATGAACAAGAGAGCTAAAATCATCATAGGATTCAATTTCATGTATATAAAGTATGGATATAAATAGTTCATACTTTATGAATAAATATTGTGCTTAGTTGGAGTAGGCAAGTCCACCCATTCCGCTCATTACGCGAAGCACATTGTAGTTAGTGGCATAGACGTATACCTTGGCGGTTTGGTCTCCTCCGATGGTATCGTTGGAAAGAACAAGCTGAAGGGTCGCGTTATCGATGCGCGACATATTGCATGTTCCCGAAGGTTGGTGCTCTTCTGGGCGAAGGGCAAACGAGTAAACGTTGATACCAGTGTCCGGCGAGCGTGTGTGATGTTGGTACGGTTGCACCAAATCGAAGTAGGTTCCTTCGCGCTCTGAGAAGCGGTCTTGTCCATTGAGCTGCAATTTAGCAACTGTGACTGGGTTCTCTCCCCAGCAATGCATGTTAAGAGCGGTTTCAGCAAGCACGAACGCACCAGCGTCAGACACAAGACTTTCACCATCCATTCCGCTTCCCAAAGGAGCACCCGAAGTTGGGTACCATCCATCAGAATATGACGCGCTGCCCCATGGGTCGAATGAGGTCGATGCTACTGTACCTGCACCTGGGTCGACGAAGAGCCCACTGACAACGAATTCACCTGAGCCAGCTGTGCCTTGACCGGCGAACGCGTGGTAGGCATTAGGAAGGGCATCAATGCAATCAGTGAAGTTAAAGGGCTGTACACCAAGAGCCTTGAAAAGCTGCTCACCTGTTTCGTATTGTTTGCAGCAGTCGACGAGGTAATCCTTCTGAACCACGAAAATCAACTCTTTGCAAGGATGGTTGAAGTTGAGTTTAATCTTGTTGCTTGACGACCCAACAGATTCAGCGCCAGTGAATTGAAGTTGCTCGATGAGATATTCGTGTGGGTTTTGAGCCATGCGGCGGCGCTCATCAGTGTCAAGGAATACGTAGTCAACGTAGAGTGAAGCAGCCACGAGAGATTTGGTGTAAGCTCCCTGTACGGTCTTGTTGGAAGTACCGGCAGCGCTCTGCCCACCGGTGATGCTGTCCACAGCCCAAAGGACGCAGTCAAGTCCGTTCATTTCAATGTTAATTTTAACCTCGTGATACTGGAGGGCAATAAGTGGAAGAGCAAGTCCCGGGTTGCGGCAGAACCAGAATTGGAGTGGCACGTAAAGTGTGGTCTCTGGAAGAGAGCAACGTGGCACACAGGTATTGCAAGGAGCGCCTGTGTCACATGGAGTATTAACAGTGGAGAACGATGGGTCGGTCAAATAGGTCAATTGCGTGGTTTGTCCAATCATCTTGTTGTAACCACGTTCCTGTTCGGCGGTCGTGGTCAACTGGTTCCAGAGATGCATGAATTGACCATATTGTCTGTCAATGCGTTGACCTCCAATCTCAACCTCTACGTAGTCGATGAGACGAATACCTGGGTTGTCGATCCAGCGGGCAAAGGCGGCATCGCGGTCCGACCCTTGGTGTGACGATGCTGGGCAGGCGTTAATTTGTGGCAAGACCACCTGTAAGTATGTGCGGTATGCAAGATCGCCATTGCGCGACACGGTGCACTGGACACGGCGACCGAAGTCAGCCTGTCCATTAAAAGTTTGTTCAATAGATTCCATAGCGAAATTGGTGTGGCGACGGTATGTCACTTTCCAGAATGTGATCTGTGGATTGCCCGTAAGATAGACATCTTGGGCGCCGTAAGCTACAAGTTGCATTAATCCTCCTCCCATAGTGTTATAATATTGCTAAAGAAAAAAAAATTTATAAAGTGAACTTTTTATTCGTTATTAATAATCTTATTTAAATCAAGATTCTCCTCCATGAAGCGTTTAAGATATGAATCTAAATAAACTTCTTTCTTACCTTCATGGTTTTTACTAAAAATATAACAATTTGTTTTCTTTTTTATCGTCCATCCATTTTCAAGAGCATTGTATAAAAATGCCATTTTTTGTAGTTGAACGACATTTATGTTTAAATTATTTGAGTTAATAGCAACTTCCATTTAAAATAATCATAGAAAAGCTATCATAAAATTAAACATATTAGATTCTGGCTAATTACATAATAAAAAATATATATATAAATTTATATATTATGCCTAATTTTAAACCAAAAGCAAATAAAAAATTTAAAATTAGCAAAAAACAGACAACCACATTAGACAATAAACATTATGAAAAAATGTGTGAATTTGAGAACATAGAAAAAAAACTCATCCCTATGTGGAAAGAAGAAAGAAAGGCGCTATTGAAAAGAAAAAAAAGCATACAAACAATTGAAGAAAAACTGCGCATAGAGGACACAATAAAGGAGTTAAATAGTAAAATAAAAAAAAATAGAATCGTGCGAAAGGAATATTTATTACAAAATTCACAATATATTTTTGATTATTTCGAAAAGAAAAAAGAATTATCAGCAGGAATAAGTAAAAAAAAAATATTACATTCTTTTTTTAATAAAAATGAAAAGCAAAATGTGCGAAAAACGCAAAATAGAAATGATATTCAAAAGTATCTTGATGGAGTCGATGAGAAATTTATAAATGTTGAAAATTATACATTAAATCATGATGTTTGCAAATGTGGTGGAGAACTCGTTCCGGTAGCCTATGAGGGAATTTTAGTATGCAAAAAATGCTGCAATCAAGTCCCCTATCTTATCGAACATGAAAAACCTTCTTATAAAGAACCTCCAAAGGAAGTATGCTTTTATGCGTATAAACGTATAAATCATTTTAGAGAAATATTAGCCCAATTTCAAGCTAAAGAAACAACCCAAATCCCTGATGAAGTGTTAATAAATATAAAGGCACAAATTAAAAAGGAAAGAATTCAATTATCACAAATCACAAATAAAAAAGCTAAAGATATCTTGAAAAAATTGGGATATAATAAGTATTATGAACATATTCCTTTCATCAAAGATAAACTAGGGATAAAACCCCCTGTAATGAGTCAAAAACTCGAAGATGTTTTATGTAATTTATTTATGGAAATTCAGCGACCCTATGCAGTACATTGTCCCGATGATCGTGTCAACTTTCTCAATTATTATTATGTTCTTTATAAGATGTGTGAATTACTTGGAAAAACGGAGTTTTTGCCTTATTTTCCCATGCTGAAAGATCCTGTAAAAAGAATCGAACAAGATGAAATTTGGAAAAAAATATGTAAAGAATTAAATTGGGAATTTATATCTACAATATGATAATATTGATATCATATTAAAGCAGTAAAATTATTTAACGGCGTGGGAAACCGACAAGATTGCCACCAATACCGAAGCCAGCACCAGAGCGGGCAGCCACAGACATACTTGGAACGTATGTGTCAAGGATGCTGAATGTGGCAGCAGCAGTCAAGGCGATAAGAAGAACCTCATCTAAGTTGAGGGCGCGTTTCGGGATTGCGTAGGCAGCCACGGCAACCATGAATCCTTCAATCAAATATTTAATGGCACGTTTTACGAGCTCACCTAAGTCCAACATTCTATTGATTTCCTGAAGCATTTATAAATAATAAGAAGAAAAAAATATATTATATAATTTATAAACTTAAAATGAAATTATATGTATAAATATAATGGCTAAAGGATTTGAGAGAAAAATAAACAGTGATGGTTCGAAAAACCCTAAATATGTAGATTTATTAGAAGAAGATAAGCCACTTTCTGGGCAAAAATATGTATGTGTGTCATTTGTATCCCCCGAAAATATCCTAAAACAAAAGAATCACTTTTTTTTCGAAGAATTCCTAAAACATTTTGATTTCACTAAATCTATAGATAAATTTACGCAGTTTT